AATTGAGTTTAATTCAAATGCAACAGAACGAGTATTATCTTGGATGATATATCCAGTGTTTTCCCCAGAGATAGCAAATGCTGAATTTTGACGATTACCATTACCAGCTGTATTGCTACTGTTTGAACTACTAATAACTTGTTCTGATTCTGAATTATGATGAGAATAACGAAGAGATGCTTTGTGCTTTCTACTAATGTTATAATCTAAACGAACAAGTCCTTTTGTACTTTTAACATCATTATTAAAGTTATCAAGTGAACCAAGGTCATAATTAAAGTTTGTTTTCATAAATGAGGACAAATCTTTTAAATCACTTTCTGTTACACGAGATACGTTACCAGTAGCACCTGGCTTGTTTGTTTGCCAACTTAATGCTGGATTTGTTCCAGTAAATTGTTCAGCATTAACAAAAATAAATAATTTGTTTTTGATGATTGGTGCACCAATTCTAAAACCAGTTGTTTTTTCATCTAGGAAGATTGGTGGTAGTTTGATACCATTTACAGTTTTACCTACTAAATCACTTGACCTAAATAATCTGTAAAATGAACCAGAAATATCATTTGTACCAGAACGAGTTACTGCATTAACACCTGCACCAACAAAGCCAGATTGTCTAACATCAAAGGGGGCAATATTTAATTGTACCTCTTCAACAGCATCAAGAGAAATTGCGGTTGTTCCTGTTCTACCACCAGCAGCAGCAGATGACCCAAGACCAAATCCATTATTAAATACTGAACCATCAATTGTGAAATTGTTAAAACGGCTGTCTTGCCCACCAAATGAACGACCATTACCATAAGCATTATACTTTGTAATGTCATCAATTGTTCTACCAATTGTTGGTAAACTATTAATTGTACTTGAACTAAATTGAGTTGATGCCCCAGTTCTTTGACTAGAAAAAATGGCATTTTTGTTTGCCGTAATTGTTACCCCTTGCAAATCATAAGATGATTCAACTAAGGAAAAATTCAATGTTTTGGTTGTTCCCAAATTTAATATAACATTGGATTGGGTTTTTGTGGCATATCCAACATAACTAACTGTTATGTTATAAGGGCCACCAACACGCATCCCTGGAATTCTATATGTACCATCAATATCAGTTGATGTACCATAACTTGTTCCAGATGGTAAGTGAACAGCCTCAATGGTTGCACCAACCAAAACCTCACCTTTTGGGTCACTTGTTGGTACTGAAGGTGTTGTTACCACACCAGTTATTGCTGAAGTTGTTACTTGAGCATAACTCATACTAAACGTCATAAATGTTAATAATAACGTTTTAAAAATGTTTTTCATAGTAAAATTGTTTTGTTTAAAAATTTTAATTTATTATAAATAAGACTTTACAAGTATAGCCAAACAAAATATTTTAGGCAAGTTTTTTTTGAATTTATATTTTTCATATATTTATTTATAAATATAATATGAAATTCTATATAAAGAAAGGTGCAGATTTACCTATATTAAAAGTTGAACCAATTAAGGATGGTAGGTCAGATTACAAAAAATTTATGGAGGATTTGGAGTCATCTACCATATTATTTTCTATGATTAACACAGAAAATAATTCATATAAAATCACAAATAGTGAAGCATATTTAGTTGCCAAAGAAACAACAGAACCAACCCCAAATGTGGAATACTACATATATTATCAATTTAAGAAAAGAGAAACAAATACACCTGGCATATATAAAGGTGAATTTTTAATTAGGAATGAAGATGGGGACCTCATCTTGCCTTTAAGAGAAGAATTAACTATTATTATTTTAGATTCGTTTATTAAGAAGTTTAATTAAAACTTTTATATCTTACCCCTAAAATAATTAATATGATAAGTAGTCAAGAAATTGAGGAGTTTCTTAATGGTTCTGATCCAGAAGAACATATTGTTGCTATTGAATATGACTTTATGTCTAATTGTGTCTATAAGATAAAAGAAATTCCCAATAAAGGAAAACAAATTGTCAAAGATACTTTTACCGCATTTTGTTGGGTGGGTAATTTAAATTCATTGAATTTCTACAATAAGTCAAAGGCTTTGCAAAAGGAAGCAATGACCAAGCATAGTATTATTATAACAAAATTAAGGACAGATGAGCATCCAAGATTGGAACATGGAATGAAATTTATGGTTCAGTCATTAAAGGGTTATAGAAATTTAGCTGCTTTCTTTAAGGAAGGGGGTTTAGACCCAAAGAGTGAAGTTGGGAGAACCAAAATTATTATGCTACCCCCGGTTGACCAATATCTCATATCCAAAGGTAAAAGATTATTTAAAGGGTTTGATTCTTATGATGATATAACAAGGCTTGTATTTGACTTAGAAACCACAGCATTAGAACCTACTGATGGTAGAATATTTATGATTGGAATTAAAACCAATAAAGGTTACTCCAGAATCATAGAGTGTATTAATCCAGAGGATGAGGCAAATGGTATTATTGAATTTTTTAAAGTTATTGATGAAATTAAACCAACCATTATTTCAGGATACAATTCAGCAACGTTTGACTGGGAATGGATTTTCAAAAGATGTGAGATATTAAAGATACATGCTCAAACTGCGTGTAAGTCATTAAACCCAACAAAATCATTCACAAGAAGGGATTCTATGCTAAAATTAGGGGGTGATGTTGAGAAATACATGCAGACCTCTATTTGGGGATATAACGTTATTGATGTTATTCATTCAGTAAGAAGGGCACAAGCAATCAATAGTGATATCAAATCTGCTGGTCTTAAATACATTACAAAATATATAAATGCAGAAGATGCTGATCGTGTATATATTGAACACACCAAGATTGGTAAAATGTATCAAGAGAAAGAAGAATATTTTCTTAATATAAATAATGGAAAATATAAATTAGCAACAGATTATCCTGACCTTGATATCAAATTTCCAAAAGTATATAAGCGAGTTACAGGTGATAAACTTGTTGAAGCATATCTTGATGATGACTTGGAAGAAACAATGAGAGTTGATTCAGAATTTAGTCAAGCATCTTTCTTATTGGCAAAGATGGTTCCATTACCTTTTGAAAGGATATACACAATGGGAACAGCAGGATTATGGAAGACATTGATGTTGGCTTGGTCATATAATAATCAGTTGGCTGTTCCCCAAAGTGAGGATAAAAGAAACTTTGTGGGCGGTTTATCCAGATTGGTTAAGGTGGGGTATTCAAAGAATATCTATAAACTTGACTTTTCGTCCCTATATCCATCCATACAATTGGCTCATGATGTATTCCCATCTTGTGACATAACTAGCGTTTTAGAAGGTATGTTAAAGTTTTTTAGAAATGCAAGGATAGATTATAAGAATTTGGCAGAAGAATGGAAGGATAAGGATCCTAAGATTGCTGCAACTTATGATAACAAGCAATTACCAATTAAAATTTTCATAAACTCTTTGTTTGGTTCATTATCAGCACCAGCAGTTTTCCCTTGGGCTGAAATGGATAAAGGTGAACAGATAACTTGTACAGGTAGATTATATTTAAGGCATATGATTAAATTCTTTATGAATAGAGGTTATGTTCCTTTAGTATGTGATACGGATGGTGTTAACTTTTCAGCAACAGATGATTTTAGCAATAGGGAATATATTGGAAAAGGATTAAACTGGAAAGTTAAAGAAGGTAAGATTTACAAAGGTATATATGCTGATGTTGCAGAATACAATGATTTATATATGAAAAAGGAGATGGCTCTGGATTTGGATGGTCATTGGTTATCTTGTGTTAACTTTGCAAGAAAAAACTATGCCATTATGAAAAATGATGGTAAAATAAAGTTGACAGGAAATACAATAAAATCAAAGAAACTTCCCCAATACATTGAAAGATTTATTGATGTTGCTGTTAAGTTATTGCTTGAAGGCAAAGGAAAAGAATTTATTGAAGAATATTATAATTATTTTGAAAAGGTTTATAATAAGGAAATTCCCCTAATTGAAATTGCAAACAAGGCAAGGGTTAGACAGAATGTTAAAGACTATGTAAAAAGGTCAAAGACATTAAATAAAGCAGGAAGTACCACAAGTAAGATGGCTCATATGGAGTTAATCATAAAGGAAAAATTACATGTTAATCTTGGGGATATTATATATTATGTAAATAATGGAACAAAACAATCGCACGGGGATGTGTCAAAAACAAAAGATGGTATTAAATTAAATTGCTATTACATTGACCAAAATGTGTTTGAAAAGACCCCTGATTTGACTGGGGAATATAATGTACCAAGAGCAGTTGTAACTTTTAACAAAAGAATAAGCCCATTATTGGTGGCTTTTAGTCCAGAGATTAGGGATAGGATTCTTATAAAAGACCCTGCTGATAGGCAATTCTTTACAACAGAAGAATGTAAATTGATTAATGGTATTCCTTATGCACAGAAGGATCAAGATGATTTAAATGATGTAATGACAATATCAGAAGATGAGGTTAAATTCTGGGAAAAAATAAATGTGAATCCCAATCTAATATATGAAAATGTTTAAAATTAAAAACCCCCAACCTTAATTAGATTGGGGGTTTTTAATTACCCTTTTAATCCATCTGAACTAACTATATACCAAGTTCCAGAACAATTCTTGAACTCAACACATGCACCTTTCTCTAATACTATTTCATCATATTCCTCATCAATCTTATTATTATCAGGGATAATAATAACTGTGGTCATTGCCTTCACTGTAACATTATCTGTATTCTTTGAATGGAGGAATAATTTGCATTGGGGTATTGCTCGAACAATAATAAAACCTTCACCAGATGTGGAATATTCTGCTTCTGACACAATGGATATATCTGATGTATTAACAAATACACCATTTATTACTTTTTGGATTGGGATTGTTTTTATTATTGCCATGTTTTTTATTACAAATATAACTTAATTTAATTTAAAAACAAATTTTATATTACATAAATTTGTCTTGGGAAAGCGTTAAATTTTAATTGTTTATTTAAGTTTTCTGCAATAAGTGCTTCTTTTTCCATTTGTTTTTCAGGTTTTAATCTTTCCAATCTTGCCAATAATTCTTCAATAAGTTTTGCTTTTTCATCTTTCCCTTCAGTTATTAATGATTCATAATCTAACTTTAACTCTGAATCAGGGACTTTTATTGCTCCACTATACTTTCCCCTAACTCTACCCAAACTCTCTTTTACGTAAGCTGTAAACCACCTTCTTACCCAATGTTTTGCTGGTTGGTTTAACTTATCCCAAGTTAATTCACTAAATGGGACATCTGATGGTAATTTAATAATATCTGGATTATCTTCCAAACATTTTCCACGACTATCACCATCCACATCATAATACCAATACCAAACTTGTTTTCCAACATATGAGGAGTAATTTCCCCAGTTAAATTTACCACCTGGTGTATTATATATATGAATTGCTTTTTTACCATCTGGTAATCCTGTTATTCTATAAGTTAATGAACCTCCAAGAATTCTTGTTAATATATTTGCCGATTGCATTCTGAGTAAATAATCAAAACCTGACATCATAAAATAGGATCCTGTATTTCCCATTTGAGCAAAACCAGCGTCTGATGCACCCAATCCAATACCTCCAAATCCAAAACCACCAGCACCACCTAAACCAAATGCACTAAATGCTTGGTTGCTATACCATAATAATTCATTCACCTCTCGGCCAGCAGGAATTTCATACAATTGTTGATTTTTTTCCAATGTAATATAATCTTTTTGCAAAACCCAAGGACCCCCAGATTGCAATCCAACAATTTTTGAATAAGCATATTCATATTGCTTTTCAAAATCCATTGTTCTTGTAATTAAAGCATTTGCAACAGATTTTTCGCTCATATTAAGATTAACCAAATTAACCCATTGGGATTCGGTTAGCCAATCAAGCATATATTGTTCATAATCTTGAACGGATAATTCCATTAAGGAATCCATCATTTCATCAGTTATCTCAACACCCCTTAATGGTGCACCAAGTAAATGACGAATTCTTGTGTAAATTTGCGTTCTTTCTGGCTCGGCTATTACTGACATATTTCTTTTATATATAAATATAAGAAATTATTCTTTTGGCTCATTATTATTTGCATTATCATATAATTCAAGAACAAAATCCCAATTTATATAATTCCAGAAGTTATGTATATACTCATCTCTTTTGTTTTGGTATTTGAGATAATAGGCATGTTCCCATAAATCCAATCCCAATATTGGAAATCCACCACCTTTAATGACATTCATAAGGGGATTATCTTGGTTTGGGGTGGTGATAATTTTTAATGTATTATTTTTTGTTGCAACAAGCCAGACCCATCCTGATCCAAAATGGCTTTTTGCCTTTTCTTCAAATTTTGTTTTAAATGAATTAATTGAGCCAAAACTTTTTATTATTTTATCTTTTAATTCTTTTGGGATATTCTTTTTGGTTGGTGATAACATATTCCAAAACAAAGCGTGATTAAATGCTCCACCTGCATTATTTCTAATTGTTTTGTTGAATTTGCTTATATTTGTTATTATCTGTTTTAAATCATAATTTGATTTATTATCTTTTAATGCTTTATTCAATTTATCAACATAACCTTTATAATGTTTATTATAATGAATATCCATTGTTTTCTCATCAATAAAAGGTTTTAATGAGGCATACGAATAAGGGAGTTTTTCAATTCCAACCTTTTTCATTTCATTAAGTAAAAAATTAACATTATCTTTGTATATCCTTGATATTATTTCTTCTTTGATTGTTTCAAGTATTTTCATAAATTATTATATTTATAATAAATATTTGTATAATGGATAATAGCACAATAAACAACATACTAAACTTTTTGGTAACTAATGAAGGTAAAAAATTACCAGAAAAATGGGTTCAATTTAAATTGGAAAATAATATACCATTAACAAAAGAAGAATTGAAAGTTGGGGGTAATTTGGATTTATATGGCTCAAAAATAGAATCATTACCAGAAGAGTTATATGTTGCAGGAACATTGGTTTTATCAAATTGTAAAAATTTAACATCTTTACCAAAAAGATTAAAAGTTGGGGGGGATTTGCATTTAGACTATACAAATATAACATCATTACCAGAAGGATTATATGTTGGTAGGCATTTATATTTAATAATGTGCAAAAATTTAACATCATTACCAAAAGGATTGAAAGTTGATGGTGGAGTAAATATAAAACTCACAAATTTAATTAAATACACTAAAGAGGAATTAAGAGAAATGATTGAGCCAGATGGTTATATAACAGGAAAAATAATTAGAAGTTAATGGAAAAAGAAACACTAAAAAACATATTTAAATTCATTGAAGAAAAGGGTGAGCATAGAACACCATTTTTATGGAAATGGAAAAATAATATACCATTAACAGAAGAAGACTTAAATGTTAATGGTAATTTGGATTTAAGGCATTCAAATATAACCTCATTACCAGAAGGATTAAAAGTTTGGGGTAATTTGATTTTAGAGTATTCAAAAATAGCCTCATTACCAGAAGGATTGAAAGTTAAAGGTAGTTTGATTTTAAGTGCTACCAAAATAACATCATTACCAAAAGGATTGGAAGTTGGTGGTAGTATATTTTTGAATGAGAGCCTCATAAAGGCATTACCAGAAGGATTGAAAGTTAAAGGTAGTTTGGATTTGAGTAATACCAAAATAACATCATTACCAAATGGATTACAAGTTAAAGGTCAGTTGAGTTTGTTTGGTACAAAAATAAAATCATTACCAGAAGGATTGGAAGTTGGTGGTTGTATATATTTGTCTTTCAGCACCATAAAGACATTACCAAAAGGATTAAAAGTTGGAGGTACTTTGCAAATAGGTCAGACTCGATTAACAAGATATTCAGATGAGGAATTAATGAAAATGATTGAGCCAGGATTTATAACAAATAGTATAATAAGATTATAATGGATAATAACACAATAAAAAAAATATTAGATTTTCTTGAAGAAAAAGAAAACAAAAAACATTCAGAAAGAGATAATCTTGTTTGGAAATTAAGATTTGGATACCCCCTAACAAAAGAAGATTTGAATATTAAGGATACCTTGTATTTAAATAATACAAATATAACCTCATTACCAGAAGGATTGAAAGTTGGTAAGAGTTTGGATTTAAGAGTATCAAATATAACCTCATTACCAGAACGATTGAAAGTTGGTTGGAATTTGAATTTAAATAATACAAAAATAACCTCATTACCAGAAGGATTGAAAGTTGGTAGGAATTTGTATTTAGAAAATTGCAAAAGTTTAACCTCATTACCAGAAGGATTGGAAGTTGGGGGTGATTTGGATTTAAGTGGTTCAGGAATAGAAACATTACCAAAAGATTTGAAAGTTGAGGGCAACTTAATTTTAATAGGATCAAAAATAACCTCACTACCAGAAGGATTTAATGTTGTTGGTGTTTTGTGTCTTTATAATACAGAAATAGAATCATTACCAAAAGGATTAAAAGTTGGGGTTCAGTTGGATTTAAGGTTTACAAAAATAACCTCATTACCAAGAGGTTTGGAAGTTGGTGGTATTTTAAGAATAGACCACACAGACCTAGACAATTATTCAGATGATGATTTAAGACAAATGGTTAAACCTGGATTTATAAAAGGTGAAATATATAGGTAATGGATAATAACACAATAAAAAACATATTTAAATTCCTTGAAGATGAAGGAGAACATAGAGCACCTTTTATGTGGAAATGGAAAAATAATATACCATTAACAGAAGAAGACTTAAATGTTGAAAGTGATTTGAATTTCTATAAATTAGAAATAAAATCATTACCAAAAGGATTAAAAATCCATGGTCATTTGGGTTTATATAAAACAAATATAACTTCATTACCAAAAGGCTTGGAAGTTGGGGGCGATTTGAATTTAAATGAAACAAAAATAAAATCATTACCAAAAGGATTGAAAGTTGGTGGCAATTTATATTTAACATATTGTGGAAAATTAACTTCATTACCAGAAGGGTTAAAAGTTGGTGGTGATTTGTATATACATGCCACACCATTAACAAAATATTTAGATGATGATTTAAGACAAATGGTTAAACCTGGATTTATAAAAGGAATAATATATAGGTAATGGATAATAACACAATAAACAAGATACTAAACTTTTTGGTAACTAATGAAGGTAAGAAATTACCAGGAACATGGATTAAATTTAAATTGGGAAATAATATACCATTAACAAAAGAAGAATTAAATGTTAAGGGTAATTTGGATTTGAGTGATTCACAAATAACCCAATTACCAGAAGGATTGAAAGTTGGGGGTGATTTGTATTTAAATAGAACAAATATTAAATCATTACCAGAAGGATTAAAGGTTGGTGGTAATTTATCATTGCTAAAATGTAAAAATTTAACTTTATTACCAAAAGGATTAGACGTTGGGGGTTGGTTGGATTTAAGAGGAACAAATATAATCTCATTACCAAAAGATTTGCAAGTTGGGGGTGGTTTGGATTTGGAAGGCACAAATATAAAACAACTCCCAAAAGATTTATATGTTAGTGGTAAATTGGATTTATCATTCACAAAAATAACATCACTACCAGAAGGATTATATGTTGGCAAGAATTTATTTTTAAATAATTGTTATGATTTAAAATCATTACCAAAAGGATTGAAAGTTGGTGGTGGAGTAAATATAACTGATGCAAGTTTAACTAAATACACTGAAGAGGAATTAAGGAAAATGATTGAACCAGGATTTATAAAAGGAGATATAATAAGATATGGATAATAACACAATAAAAAAAATATTAGATTTTCTTGAAGAAAAAGAAAACAAAAAACATTCAGAAAGAGATAATCTTGTTTGGAAATTAAGATTTGGATACCCCTTAACAAAAGAAGAGTTAAATCAAAAAGGTAATTTGCATTTATCATTTACAAAAATTACATCCTTACCAAAAGGATTGAAAGTTGGTGGGTTTTTATATTTATTTATGTGTAAACATTTAACATCTTTACCAGAAGGATTGAAAGTTGGAGGTATTTTGAGTTTGAATCATTCAAGTATAACCTCATTGCCAAAAGGGTTAGAAGTTGGGGGTGACTTACAGATTGAAGGTACATCCTTAACAAAATATTCAAATGAGGAATTAAGGAAAATGATTGAGCCAGGATTTATAAAAGGAGATATAATAAGATAACAATGGATAATAACACACTAAAAAACATATTTAAATTCCTTAAAAATAAAGAAGGGAAAAAACATAGACAACAAGACACATTATTATGGAAGTTAATATTTAATGAGCCATTAACAAAGGAGGAATTAACTATTGATGGTGATTTGACCGTATCAAATACAATAATAACTTCATTACCAGAAGGATTAAAAGTTTCTGGTGGTTTGGATATATCTTACACAAAAATAACCTCATTACCAAAAGATTTAAATGTTAAGGGTGATTTATATTTAAGAGATTCAAAAATAACCTCATTGCCAGAAGGTTTGAAAGTTGGTGGTAATTTAAATTTAGGTTGGACAAAAATGGCATCATTACCAGAAGGATTAAAAGTTGTGGGTGATTTGGATTTATATTGGACAGACATAACCTCATTACCAAAAGGTTTGAAAGTTGGTGGTGATTTGGATATAAGAGAAACAGAATTAATAAGATATTCAGATGATGAATTAAGAGAAATGATTAAACCAGGTTTTATAGAAGGAGATATAATAAGATATGGATAATAGCACATTGAAAAACATATTTAAATTCCTTGAAGATAAGGAGGGATATAATGCCCCATTCATATGGAAATGGAAAAATAATGAACCCTTAACAGAAGAAGATTTGAATGTTAAAGGTGATTTGGATTTATCAGAAAATGAAGAAATAGAATCATTACCAGAAGGATTAAAAATTGAAGGTAATTTACTTTTATATGATTCCTCTGTTGAATTACCAAAAGGATTAGAGGTTGGTGGTAATTTACATATGACTCATAGTATATATGATTTACCAAAAGGATTGAAAGTTGGCGGTGATTTATATCTATCAGGTATTGGACACCGTTTTGAAGATATTGAGGACAGAGTAAAGAAAATTATTTACCCTGGGTTTATAAAAGGTATGATACTTGCTGATGACTATGATCCATATGATGACTATAACGCATTTGATAATGATGATTGATTTAAATTAAAAATATAATGGAAAAAGAACAACTAAAAAACATACTTAATTTCCTTGAAGAAAAAGAGAATAAAAATAAACCATTTGTTTGGAAATTAATGAATAATGAAACATTTACAGATGATGAATTAAACATTAAAGGTGATTTGGATTTATTTGAAGAAAATATAACTTACATACCAGAAGGATTAAAAGTAGAGGGTGATTTGAATTTAAAAAGTTGTAAAAGATTAAAATCTTTACCAGATAATTTATATGTTGGCGGTGAGTTGAATTTGGAAGGTACAAGTATAAAACAAATCCCAAAAGGTTTATATGTTGGTGGTGATTTTAATTTAGTCGCTTTAAAAATAAAATCATTACCAAAAGACTTAAATGTTGATGGTGGTTTGGATTTGGCTTATTGTACAGACTTGACTTCACTACCTAACAATTTGAAAGTTGGTGGCTATTTAAGTCTATACAATACAAAAATAACCTCATTACCAGAAGGACTACAAGTTGGTTGGGATTTGTATTTAGATTACACAATGATAAACACATTACCAAAAGGCTTACAAGTTGATCGTGATTTATCTATTACAAATAGCCCATTAGCAAAACTTTCAGATGAAACCATATTAAGTATGATAGAACCAGATGGTTATATAAATAGGGATATAATAAGAGAAGATAATGGATAAAACAACAATTAAAAGAATAATGGATTTCCTAAAATCAGAGGAAGATAAATCATCATTAAAATGGATATTATTGCATAACATTGAGTCAATGCCTGAAAAGTATTATCACAAGGGAGCATTAGAGTTGTATGGTGAATTGATAACTAAATTGCCAAAAATTTTAGAAGTCACTGAACAATTAGATTTAAGTTATTCAACAATAACAGAATTACCAGAAAAACTTATAGTTGGTGATGATTTATATTTATATGATTGCAAGGATTTAAAATATTTACCAGATAACTTATATGTTGGGGGAGAATTACATCTTCAGAAGTCTGGAATAAAAGAATTTCCCCAAGGAATGATTGTAAACGGTACTATTTGGTTAAGGAATTCACCATTAGGTCGTTATAATGTAAAAGAAATACAAGCAAAATTAGAGGAAAGAAATTGCAAAGTACATGGAAGTATAATGGTTTAATGAGTGCTAATGGCACTCATTTTCAAAAAACTCATTATCAAATACAAAACTATCATCATTCTCACCAATGAACTTGGTAAAATCTTCTAGCAATTCTATTTTGGAATTTAGTACTTCCATTTTCTGTGCAAGAATTGCACCGTTTTTTTCAAATTCACCCATATCATCCAGAATTTCTTTGTGCTTCTCAATGATAAAATTCTGTAAATCTGAGGTTTTAATTACGTGTAATTTCATTTTATTTGTTTTTTTTTGTTTCAAGTAATAAATATTCTGCAAAGGTAAAATAATTCAACCAAAAAACAAATATTATTTTGTTTTTATTTTCATATTTAATATCTGGGTTAAAATATCTTCTGTAGTATCAGTTTCAAATAAGTTATCCCCAAGAACAGTTGATATTATTTTTTTCTTTCTATCCAACATATCATATATAATTCCCTCAATGGTGTTTTCAAATATGGGATATAATACAGAAACTGAATTCTTTTGTCCAATTCTATATGCCCTATCTTCTGCTTGACTATGATCTGCTGGAACAAAGGATAAATCATTAAAGATAACAACATTTGCACTTGTCAATGTAATACCAACGCCAGCTGCTTTTATATTGCCAACAAAAACCTTTATCTTATCATTTGTTTGAAATTCATCAACACTCTCTTGTCTTTGTTTTGCTGTTGAACTACCATCTAATTTAACCGCAATTTTATTAAAATGTTCATATATTTTATTTAATGAGTTTGTGAAATTTGAGAAAACAATAATCTTCTTCTCTTGCTCCAATGTATTCTCAATAAATTCTATAGTACTCTTAATTTTTTCATCTGCAATTATTTGTCTAACTTTCATTAGTTTTGAAAATTGAACACTCAAAGATTTTGATTCTTTTGGGTTATTTTTAACCCATTCAAAATACTCCCCCATAACATCCTCATATTCTTTTGATTTTAATCTTAAATA